TGGCGGCGTAACGACACGATGGGCGGCTTGTCTAACTCTATCGGATGGTTGACTACCGCTGCCAGCAAAGAGCGAATGCTGTCTTACATGAAAGATTACTTTGAGCGCGGCATGATGACGATTACTTCTACAGAACTGATAGATGAGATGAAAACCATCGTGCGTGACGGTGGTTCTATTCTTGCGTCAGGTAGAAATAAGGATGATCGTGTCATGGCAACTGCTTTGGCTTGCGCTGCGTATGCAGAACAGCTCCAGCCTCGCTTGATTGCTCAGAAAATTACAAGGAATGTAAGCAGAACTCAGGAAGACAGCACACCAGAACAGATTGTTGTGGGAAGAACCGTGTCTGACTACCTTAAAAGGATAGGAGTTTATGGACAGTAATGACAATTACATCATTCCTAAAGAGGAATTAAAGCAAATTATGAAACGATTTCGCGCAGACAAGAAGCGTGGAATACCTATGCGATTGTTTTACGAGTTATCCGGGGTAGATAAGGCAAGAATGGACGATATGTTCTTCTATGATCGAACTCACATAACGGAATTGGTGCAAAGACGCGTTTCTAAGGCGTATTTAGCGTGGAAAAATGGAGAAGTAGCCGTAATGATCCGGTTTGGACAGAAATGGCTGGAGTGGAGAAAGAAACCCAAGCCAGTAATTGTGCGCGGGTATGGTTTGCAGGTGGAAAATGGTGGAATTAAGCTCAAATTAGGGCTTAAAAACAGGTTAGATTACTCAGATTATCGTTTAGATGAGCAAATTAAGGGGAGATAGATATGAGCGTTATGCACGACTATAAATGTGATTTACATGGGTTTTTTGAGGCTTGGGAGCCTATTTGCCCTGACGGATGCACTGAAAACGTCCAAATGGTGTTCTTGCAGCCAGTAGGAACCAAGTCTGATACCACAAAACACAATGACAAGACACTAAACCAGCTTGCACTCGACTTTAATATGACAAATATCAAGTCGGCAAGAGAAGGTGACAGTCAGGCTGGCTACTATTCACGCAATAACAAGCCAAACCCGAAGGGTGTACCAGAACCTCCACGCGAACCACGCGCAGGAGATGCTGCTATTTGGGGTGGAGCTGGTGGTAAACTTGAGATGAGCAACTTATTAAGAGGAAATATGTTCCCTTCTGTTGCTGGTGAGCAAGTCGGCATCATGCCAAAGCAAGTTGGGAACTTGACACCGCCCCGTCCAGCGAGTTATATGCAAGACCAAGACAATTTATCATTGGATAAAAAATGAGAATTCCGTCAGAGCCTCTACAAAGAGAGCAGTTCTATCTTGATCTCATAGGGAAATGTTTAATCTCAAGAGAGGAGCGCAAAGCCGACTACGCTGCGCTGCGTTCTTACTTTCTTTTTGGTTCTGCTCCCGAAGATGCGCCAGCAATTTTTAATAAAATTTATCCGCACATAGATCAACTAAGCAGTTTTTTATATTCTGCTGAGACAACACGTTTCTCAATTGATTTAGGTGCGGCTGTGCAAGTTGGCGAACAAAGAAAAATTCGTTCAATGCAACGGCTTCTTAATGATGATTGGCTGCGCTCAAATACTGACCAAGTTTGCTCTAACGCTTTGCTATGGTCGCTGTGCTACAACACCTCATATACCAAGTTAATCATTGGCCCCGGTGGAAGTCTGAATCCTTACATGGTCGATCCGGGTGCGATAGGTGTACTGCGCGAAGACACGCCATATACAGACAGACAAGAAGCATTAGTCCATACGTACTACATTACAAAGTCTGACTTGTATTCCAGACTGTACGCTCACCCTAAACGCGACAGCATTTTAAAGCGCGTAACTACGTCATTCCACGAACAGTCTAGCGATGTTCCCGAAGGTATTGACCGGATCATCATGAATCAATCTGATCCAACAATGATGGGTAACGTCAACTTAGACTTGTCTGGCATGAATCGTTACAAAGCTAGGGTTGCTGAAGACACAGTTGAGATGCACGAACTATGGGCATTTAATGACGAAATTGGTGACTACCAGTGCGTCACTATTGCTGATCCAGACGTTATCATTTATGACCGTCCGGGCGAAAAGATGTTCTTAAAAGGTGAGTTACCTTTTGTTCAGTTTTGCCCTAATCCTCAGTACGATTATTATTGGGGTCAGAGTGAAGTTCAGCGATTAGTGTTTTTGCAAGAGTTGCGTAACAAACGTATGAGTGAGATTCTTGATTTGCTGTCTAAACAAGTATCTCCACCTACCGCATTGATGGGTTTTAACGGTATTTTGGATGAAAAGAACTTTGCGCTTAATCGTGCTGGCGGTTTGCTTGCTAGTGATATGCCAAGTGCAAAGGTCGAGCGTCTTGCGCCTAACATTCCAAACGATCTATTTGAAGTCATCAGAGAAGTGGACTCAATGTTTGCAGAGGCAAGCGGTATTACTCCCGTGTTGGCTGGTCGCGGTGAAGCAGGAGTTCGATCTAAGTCTCATGCAGAATCGTTATCAAGACTTGGCAGCTCAAGAGCAAAGAAACGCGCATTGATTATTGAAGACGCACTTGAGAAAGTGGCAACGCTTTACCTAAAGTGCATTCAAAAATATCAACCAATCATGCTAAAAGACGATGATGGTAACGATTTTATTCCAGAGCAATTTACTGATGATTACATTGTAAAAGTTGATGCTCATAGCAATAGCCCAATCTTTACTGAAGACTTGAGAAACCTAGCGTTTAGCTTGCATCAAGCCGGAGCAATTGACCAAGAAGGTCTGCTAGATTTGCTAGAACCACCTATGAAACAATTGTTAAAAGAAAAACTTTTAACAAATAAAGCAAAGCAGGAACAAATGGCTATGTTGCAACAGCAACAACAGCAGCAACAACCACAAAAACCTAGTTCACCACCAAATTTACAGGAGGTAGCATGAACGCAAACGGTGTAGAAACCACATCAAAAGCCGATCAGCCTAGAGTTACTTCCGGAGCATTAAAGCAGGAAGAGCGAGGCCCAAATTTGGAATATCGTGTTCAACGTTTGGGCACATACCAAGAGCGAAGCCCAAATAGAGGTTCTTATGGGCGCATGAAAAGATAATAAAACTTGACAAAGCTTTCTAATTTGTTTATTTCTATTGCCAAATTTCATACGGAGTTATTATGGCTGTCTCATCTGAAGAAATTATGCGCCTTATGGAGCAGCAAAAAGGATCAAAACCTGCTCCTGAAGCTCCAAAAATGGAAGAAGGCGCAGAAGAAGAAGTCGAAACCGAAGAATCCTCATCCCCAATGGCAGCACCCATGTCCACTCCAGAACCTAAAATGGGTTCAAAAGAGGGAGCAATGGTTAATCTTGGGCTGGCAATGGATTTAATCAAACGCGCACTACCAGCTATCGGCGTTGATTCAGAAGAAGGCAAAAAAGTTATTTCAGCAATTAAAGTATTATCCGACCTAACGGGCAAAAACTCTGATGGAATGGAAGAACTTAAAAAATCTGAAATTTTGCAAATGTTGCAGACCTTGCCGCAAGCAGGGGGTGCTACACCTGAAGGCAAAGCAATGGCTGCTGCGCCAGCAGTTCCCGGCATGATGCCGTAATTTTTGGAGAAATCACTATGGATTTGTTTAAGCCCCGTGGTGCTGCTGCACCTCGCAACCCAACTGATAACACACAGCAGAATGGTCAAATTATCAATGTTCCCCGTTTTTCACAAATGGGTGGATTGAAAAATGCCGCTGCAACTGGCGTTAAAAATCGTATGACGGTTGAAAAGCCGGGCGGTAAGCGCGTCATCTGATGCGCTTTTTTATTGTTTACTTGAGGGGATAACCTATGTCACTTGAAGACCTAAGTTTTGAAGCCCGTGATGAACTGGCTCTTTTAGCTCGTCAACTTGCTGAAAATCCAAAAACGCGAAAAGCTTTCTTGCGTCTAACAAAAGAAGCTAAACCGGATATGCCGATTCCTGAACTCGAAATTGAAGATTCAACCAATTTTGCTGTTCAGAAAGCAAATGATCGAGTTGCTCACCTTGAAGCAAGACTCCAGCAAAAAGATGCAATGGATGAATTGAACAAGCGTCGTAGCAAATTAAAAGAAATGGGTTTGGTTGAAAATGACGAACAGGTTGAGGAAGTGGAGAAAGTGATGCTAGAAAAAGGTATTACTAACCACGAAGTTGCTGCTGATTACTGGAAATACATGAATCAATCCGCTGCACCAACACCAACTGGATATAATCCTTCTGCGATTAACAAGTTTGACTTGTCAGCGTATTGGAAGAATCCAATTCAAGGTGCGCGTAATGAGGCAGCAAAAGCATTAAGTGAGTTACGGCGCAATCCTAAACCATTAGGGTTGTAATTTAAGTAGGGGATGTTTTTAGATCGGAGATAGATTATGCCTATTGGTGGCGGCATTCTTCCGGCTTCGGGTTCCACTCAATTTACAGAGTTGACCTACGTTACCCGTAGGGCATTTATCCCGAAGCTGGTAGTACAACTTTATAATTCGACACCGCTTATGGCGGCACTGATTGCTAACAGTCAGTCTGCTTCTGGTGGTGTTTCCTCTGTTACAGTTCCCGTTCAGGGTTCTCAGTTTGTAAATGCTCAATGGTCAGACTACAGCGGCTCGTTCGCTCAGCCTTCTGTCCAGCAGGGTGCTTACAACGCTGAATTCAACCTGAAGCTGATGATTGCACCAGTACCGTTCCTCGGTATGGAAGGCGCAGTCCAGCAAGATGCAGCAGTTATTCCTCTGATCGAAGCGCGTATGAATGACGCGACTAACGTGATGATGGATGCTATGGCTACATCACTGTACAACAACACAACAAATACTCAGCAATTCACAGGTTTACCTGCTGCTGTGTCTGATTCCGGTACTTACGGCAATATTGATCGTTCTACCTACACTTGGTGGAAATCGAAGCAATATGCTGCTGGTTCGGTAAACCCAACTCGTCAGAACATCCTTCAGTACATTTCCGGTACAGTCAAAAATGGCGCAGAAGTGCCTACGTTTGGCGTATGCGGTTTTGGTACTTGGACGTTGCTGGCACAAGATTATGTCGGTCAAGAGCAATACGTCTTAACTCCGGGTTCCGGTTTTGATGGCGATGCAAATGGCCCTCAGTCTGGCTTCCGCGCTTTGATGGTTGCTGGCGTTCCTATTTATCCTGATCCGTACTGCCCTGAAGGAACGGTTTACTTCCTGAACAGCAACTACCTGTCGCTCTATATCCATGAGCAGGGTTCGTTTGTCTTTACAGGTTTTGAATCGACACTTCCTAACTGGCAGATTGGTTATGTTGGTGCTGTGCTGATGATCGCTGAACTGGTCAACACTAAGCCCAAGTCCATGACCAAAGTGACAGGCTATAACTCGCTCACATTGTAAGGAGAAATAGTCATGTCTAATAAAATCCTCGTAGCTGGTGCAGCAACTAATGCTGCTGGTGCATTTATTCAAGCGTATGCTTTGGGTACTGCAACGGCAACTGTTCCTGCTGGCGATTATTACATTGCTCCAACTGCTAACGTCACTATTGAACTAAATACGAATACAACTGGCAATATCAGTAATGCTTCGTATGCGGTTGTAGTTGCCAATAATACTGGCGGCTACTTCATCTCTGATGGCGTAAACATTCGTGCTAATGTTCTTGCTGGTACACCGACCATTACTCTGTTCCAAGTGAATCAGGGTCAAGCGGTTAGTGAGACTTACGCATAAGGAGCCAACATGAATGCTAACCATGTAGGATCATTGTTCCCCAATGGATTTGGCAATTTTGCACTTGGTCGCACTGTAACCGTTAGTGTTGGTACAGTAGCCAATGCTGTTGTTCAAATTCCTATTGTCGGCGCAAGTTCATACATTGTTCGCAGGATTACGGTAGCTAATGCAAACAAGTCGATTGCAGCCGCAAACGTAACTGTTACCACCTCTAACGATGGTAACGTTTCAAATGCGGTTGCGTCACTGACAACGCTAAGCAACGTAACTAGCACTTCCACGTACCAAGATTTAACTCTTGCTGCTGGCGCTGCTACTACCGTTTACTCGTCTGGTTCGTTGTACGTCAACGTACCTGCCGCTGTATCTGGTGGAACTTGCGACATTGTGGTTTACGGAGATGCGGTAACTCTATGACGACTGTTTATGTGACTAACAAGTGGGAAAAAACACTTGTCGATGAATATGCGTATAAAACATATACGTTCCCTATGAATGAATCTGTTGAAGTACCTATAGAAATTGCTCGTCACATATTTGGTTATGGTTCTGAAAATAAAGAACCTTTTTTGGCTAGACTTGGTTTTGCTAAAACAAAGAATGACATTCCTAGCGGGTTGGAAATTCTTGCAAAATTTAGCATTACCGAATCTATGCCAGTACAGGATCGCTCCTTATCCCCGGCGATTGACCAAGTACCCCCACCTATCCCTTTACGGGGGGTGGGGAGAAAAGTCGAAAAAGCCGCTTAATTATGGCAATTAAATGGCAACTTTATCCGGTTACATCACGGAAGTTCGTAGGCTGCT